CTGGGGAGTAGGGAGGCAGATGGGTTTGAATCACACTGCCTTTCAGGGCTGCAGGACGGCCATTCACAATCACTGTGCTGGCCACTGCACCGATAACCGGTGCTCCCACGTTGTTTACATCACCTTTTCTAACCCATCCTGGCATTGTGTTATCCCATCAAAATTTTGCTGTTGGCTGCGCGAATTCCGGTAGTGGCTTCCCACCATGCATTGGTCATTTCTTCACGACTAAAAGTATGCATCACCACTGCGGTCTTCATCAACTCCAGTTCTCGATCCAGCCGGCTGCTCAGCAGAGCTTGACCCAGCGCCATGCCCTGTGGGCCCGGCATCAGACTCAGCGGCTTGTAGATCCTGAAGCTGGCGTCGGTTTCTGACACATATTTGGTTACAATTTCCTCACCGCTGATCAGCTTGAATGTCACAATGTCATTTTCTTTGTACATAGTTGTATTTATCCGTTGATTTTTTCCAGTATCTGCGCAGTGGACAGCTCTCTGAGAGCCGGCCAACCGTTGACCAACTGTTGGCCCTCCAGATAGATCTGAGGCACTGAGCGATGTCCCTGGCTGCGAACAAAATTCATAGCTTCAGTGTCTTCCTGCAGGTTCACCATGATGAATGGAATTGCCCTGTCAGTCAGATACTCTTTGGCTTGTTCACAATGACTGCAATTGGGGGTTGAATACACAGTGAGTTGTTTCATAAACTAAATCCGGTGAATGAGTTCTCGTTCAGATCCTGCGTGATCGCACCAATCAAATAAGAACTGATTTCTGTTTCCTGGGGAGCCACCTGCACATCACTACCTGAAATCCACTTGCTGGTCCAGGGCAAGGGATTGGTGCTGGGCACTTTCCAATCACATTTCAATCCCACTGCGCCCATGCGTTTGGCACAGATCCAATCCACATAGTCACACAGCAGAGTCTGGTTCAATCCAATCATGCTGCCGTCTTTGAACAGGAAGCGAGCCCATTGTTTTTCCTGTTCAGCTGCTGCCTGAAACAACTGAACACATTGGGTTTCGGTTTCAGTACGAATAGCCTCAAAATCTGGGTCATCTTTGGGCAGCAATTTGATCAGGGCCTGTGTGCTGGCCAGATGTACATTTTCATCACGACAGATCAGCTTGATGATCTTGGCGTTGCCTTCCATCTTCTTGACTTCAGCAAAGGCCCAACTGCAAGCAAAGCTCACATAAAATCTCAAACCTTCCAGCACATTCACACTCATCAGGCTGAGCCACAACAGACGCTTGATTTCACGCAGATCCACAGTGATTGTGCGACCGTTCACAGTGTGAGGTCCTGTGCCCAGCAAATTGTACCACTGGATCTGCTCCAACAACTGATCATAGTTGGATGTGATGTCGTTGGCACAATCCACAATCTCACTGATGTTCATGATCTCATCAAAAATACGACCAGGGTCACTGTAGATGTTGCGGATGATGTGTGTATAACTACGGCTGTGAATGGTTTCACTAAAAGCCCAGGTCTGAATCCAGGTCTCAATTTCTGGCAGGCTCACGATGGGCAGATAAACCAGATTGGGACTGCGACCCTGCACACTGTCCAACAGAATCTGACGTTTCAGATTGCTGGTAAAAATATGTTGTTCGTGATCAGATAGGTCTTTGAAATCTTTGCTGTCTTTGTTTAGATCGATTTCGTCAGGTCTCCAAAAAAAGCTGAGTTGGCGATCAGTGAGTTTATCAAACTGTTTGTATTTCAGAGTGTCGTATCTCTGCATGCCCACACCACCACCAGGATCCAGAAAGGCCTGCGCAGTCAAGTGGTTTGTATTTTTTTGATTGAAAACAGTTTGCATGTTACTCTACCTCTTTATTATATAACACAGCTCTCACACTCTGCAACAGGTTCGGCTATCTTTTCCACATTGATTTCGCCCTGTCCGTCATTGGTTTGATTATAGTATAGTTGTTTCCCGCCATATCGATAGAACATCAGGATATGTTTCAGTAACTCGCTCATGGGAATCTTTTCATCTGGGTAGAAGGCCGGGTTGTAACTGGTGTTTACACTGATACCCTGATCTATCCATTTCTGTAACACTGCGCAGATCTGCAGGTAGCCTTCGGGACTGGCCTGATTCCACAACAATTCATACTTGTTTTTGAGTTTACGGAATTCTGGCACCACCTGTTTGAGCACCCCGTGTTTACTCTGTTTCACACTGATCAGGCTTCTGACTGGCTCAATGCCGTTGGTGCTGTTGCTGACCTGGCTGCTGGTTTCACTGGGCATTAAAGCCATCAGCGTGCTGTTGCGAATACCATGCTGTGCAGCAGCTGCACGCAAACTCTGCCAGTCCTGTCGTTCGGTATAAGGCACCAGTTCATCCACTTCGATCTTGCGAGTATCCACTGGTACCAGACCCTGAGCATAACGCAGATTCTGCCAGCCTGCACAGGGACCAAATTCTTTAGCCAGCTGTATACTGGTCCTGATCAGATAATAACTCATGGCCTCCATGTACTGATCCACTGCTGGCAAACAGGCTGGATTAGTGTAGGTGTAATCATTTTTAGCCAGCCAGTAGGCAAAATTGATGATGCCAATACCCAGTGGTCTATACAGATCAGTGCTGGTTTTAGCAGCAGGAATCGGATAATGCTGATAGCTCAACAGCGCATCCAGTGCTCTGACGGCCAGTTCGCAGGGTTTGGCAAAGTCCTCAGGAGTTCGAATCATGCCCCAATTTATTGCGCTCAAGGTGCACAGAGCAATTTCACCAGCAGCATCGTTGACATCAGTCAGAGGCTTGGTGGGCAGGTCGATCTCCTGGCACAGATTGGATTGTCGTATGGGAGCCACAGCAGGATCAAAAGGACTGTGCGAATTCACATGGTCCACATTCTGCAGATAGATACGACCAGTGTCTTTGCGTTCCTGAGCGAACTGGCTGAACAGATCCACTGCTCGCAGTGTTTTCTTTCGAGTAGTGGGATTGGCTTCGGCAGCCTCATACAGTTTCCGGAACAGATCCTGATCAGCAAAGAATGCTTCATACAAACCAGGAACATCACCAGGACTGAACAATGTGATGTTACCACCACTGAGCAGGCGCTCATACATCAGCTTGTTAAACTGCACACTGTAATCCATGTGGCGAATGCGATTATCTTCAGTGCCCTTGTTGTTCTTGAGCACCAGGAGATCTTCCACCTCCAGATGCCAAACAGGATACGCCAGAGTTGCAGAGCCATTGCGAACACCGCCCTGACTGCAACTTTTCACTGCACTCTGAAACAGCTTGTAAAAAGGAATCACACCAGTGTGATATGCATCACCATTGCGTATGGGCGACTTCAGAGCACGAATTCTGCCAGCACCAATGCCAATGCCGGCTTTCTGACTCACATACTTCACAATGGCACTCACAGTGGCGTTGATGCTGTCCAGACTGTCGTCAGTTTCCACCAGCACACAACTGCTGAACTGACGCTGATTGGTTCTGACTCCGGCCATCACTGGAGTGGGCAAACTGATCAGGTGAGTGCTGATGGCTTCGTAATAGTCTCTGACCCAGGTCAACCGAGTATCGGCTGGATAGTGTTGAAACAGAGTGGCAGCAATCAGAATATAACAGACCTGAGGAGTTTCCCAGATCTGACCAGTCACACGATTTTGCACCAGATACTTACCCCGCATCTGTTCCATGCCCACATAGGCCATTTCGTTGTCACGTTCGTGACGAATCATGGTATTGATCCGGTCCCATTCGGCATCAGTGTATGCGGTCAGCAGCTGTGCTTCATAAACACCTTTGCTGACATTTTGTTCCAATAGACGTCGGATATGCCAGGGTTCATAGCTGCCATAGACTTCTTTTCTCAGATGATAATTGATCAGGCGACCAGCCACATGCTGATAATTGGGGGATTCTTCACTGATCAGATCAGCAGCACTCTTGATCAGCATTTCCTGCATGTCAGTGGTGCGAATACCGTCATAGAACTGCAAACTGCTGCGGATCTCCACTTCACTGGGACTCACCCCAGTTATGCCCTCACATGCCCAAAAAACCACACGATGTAGTTTTTCCAGATCCAGAGGTTCTCTACTGCCATTACGTTTGGTAACATTTACTTGACTCATTTAGTATTGCCTTGATTATTCCAATGTTCTGAAATCCTGTGGTACAAATACCACAGCTGATTGATATTCACTGCTGATGGAGCTGGTATTTACTAGTTTTTGTTCATTGAAATTAAGAATATATTTCCCATCAGCCACATCAACTATACTCACTCGCTCACCCTCTGCGCTGTACAATATCCTGAGTGTGATTGGGTGCTGTTTGATCTCAGGACACAGAGCACAGGTGTAAAACATACCCAGACATCTGGACAAGTCACAATAACTCAGATTGTCAAACAACTGCCAGGGACTGGGCCATCCGGCATGATCGTCGTTAAGCAAGCTGACTCTTCTGATGGGCGCGGTGAGCCACCACTGTTGTATCTGAAGCAGTGATTCCGACAAATTTTGTTCAGTTTGTAAACTTTGTCGGAATCCTCGCCAGGTCAATATTTTTTGTTCAATGGGCAAATACCAATGCATAGTGTTAGAAGTAATCGGTTTTTTGATATCTAATGGTACCATTATGGCCAGAGTCGGTGGCGGCGTACTGGAACACCAGCAACTCCCCACTGACTAACATAGTAATAGTTATGCCCAAGGTTCCCCCAGTGTAACTTTCAGTTAATGAAATTGTATTGGCAGAGGTGCCATTGTAGGCATATCGAATTTCGCCTGAACGATAGACACCATTGCGCACAATACTGTATCTGAGTATGCCTGCTGGATAACTCAGCTTGTTGATGCTGTAAAATGTAGATGTGGTGTCGTTCACCAGGGTGGCAGTGGCATATGCTCCCTGGCCGTTGAGTGCAGTCAGAATTTCAGTATTGCCCTCACTGGCAGCACCTTCAGCAAAAGTTCCATTGCCAATATACAATTGCTGAGTGTCAATAGCCCAGCCCAATTCTCCCGCAGCCAATTGTGGCAGATTTTCCTGCCTGCCTCTGCGGGACTGAATTTTTGAAATTTGTGTAACAGCCATATTTTAGTTTCCTGTCTGATATTTAGCTATAAAATTGATTTACTCGCTCAGCCCAGAGCTGGCTGTAACGTTGAAATTCAGCACCACTGATGATCCAGTGTTGCGGTTCATAGTTCTGACTGCACATCAGAATAACTCCCTGCTGAATGTCAGTGCCATGCAGCTGATTGTGTGCCAGGGCATAGGCACACACCTGCAGAAAGTAACTTTCAATATGGGATTCCTTTTTGGGACGATTGGTCTGTTTGAAATCCACGATGCTCAATTGCCCCTGCCAATCAGCTATACAATCAGTGGTTCCAGCATACAGCCCCGGATAAAACAGATTTACTTCTGTGCCATAGAATGCAGTGCAGTTGGGTTTCAGATACTGTTCAATAATCACTGTGGCCATCTGATGACTCTGCTGACTGTAGGGATTGGAACCAGGTGGATTCACTGCATCCGCCACCACATAGTGTTCCAGACACCGGTGCATACGAGTGCCCCGGCTGGCTGCTTCGGTTGTGATCTGCTGAGCCTGTTGTTCGCCCATGCGTTGTCGCCAGGCCTGTAATGCTGCCTTTTGTTCTGCAGGTTTAGTGGCCTCCAGAATAGTGGTTACACTCTGTAACCGACCACCGTCAGGTGTCATATAGTATCTTTTGCCATCAATGCTGGTGCGATCAAAGCTCTGATACTGAAATCTCTGTGTTATCATGTGCTAATACCCAGTATAACATATAACTCAGCTATTTCCTAGCTCTGGCACTGGCTCTGTTCGCCATCTGTGACACAATGCTTCTGCTGCCCTGCAGGCGATCCTGAAAGGCGTCGGGCGGGGCATCCACAGGCGCCAGGGTGGTGGTCTGGCCCGGTGGCTCAACATTCTGAAGGGCCTGCTGATCCACAGGCATCTCGGTGTCAGCAGGCGGTGGTTCAGGCGGTGGTTCAGGGGAAGCTGCTGGAGCTGGCTCCAGAGCTGCTTCAGTTCTGTAGACCACAATGTCCTTGTTCAGATCAGCAATGCGATTCTGCACCGCTGGCAGATTTTCCCAGTATTGTTTCAGTGTGTCAAAAGTCACTGATGGACCTGGTAATGCATTCAGCATTCTGACTATTTCACGAGTACGAATTTTGGGATTGTGCAACTGGCCCTGACCATGACCAGGTCCCTGGCCAGTGCTGAGATTTTTACCCCACAGAATAATCAGTGAAATTATCTTGGCTTTTACTGTTTTATCTGGTTTGAATTCTGGCATAACAACCTCTTATCTCTTGCCTCGGCCCAGGGGCTGGGGTTCCATCAAGTTCTGATCTGCTGCCACAGCGTCAGGGTCTGTGGGTTCAGAGTCAGTGGGTTCAACGGCCAGGGGATCAGCAGCGGCATCAGCAGTGGCCTCTTCTCCCGCCAACTCGCGAGTGAAAGAATCCAGTGAATTTTTGGTTTCGCGAACATATTCCAGTGCAGAGTTGATGGCTTCTGTTGCACTGCCGGTAAAAGCGTCGGCCTGTTCAGCGGTCATGGTGTCCCGTATGGTTTCATTCAGTGCAGGCAATTCTTCATTTACCATCTTGCCCAGTGTTTCCACCATGTCCTGGATGCGATCCACCATGTCTTTGGCTGCCAGCACCACTTCAGCTTCGCCCACTAAACTTTCCATTACTACACTTTCAGTCAGTTTGTTTATAGCCTGTGCAGCCCCGGGATTCTTCAATAACTGTTGCATGGCCTGAGCCAAAGTTTGTGCATCTTTGGCTGACAATGCTGTTTTATTAGCTAATACCTTGAGTGTGTTGTGATCTATTCCCAATTTTTCAGAAGCAGCACCAACAGCGCCTGGCTTAGCCATAACTTTGGGCATCATGGATTTGTCAGCTGATCCACGCAATCTACTATACATTTCCCTGCTGCTTTCACCTGGTGCAGGTCTAGACACTGCAGAATAAACGTTGGCCCCTGGTACGTTGGCCTTGACTGAACCAATAACATCACCAACGGTATCTTTCACTGTGTCTTTCAGTCTGCCGCCTATTTTCTTTAGTTCTGATCCAAAAGTAGGAGTCTCTTCAGCAATTTTGGCCTTCAGAGTCTGTTCCACCATGAGCATGGCCAAATAGTTACTGTTGCGTTCAGCCACATGACTGGCGTGGGTGTTGCGAAATTTTGTCAGGTTACGCTGTACATTTTCCAACATGGTGGTTGCAGTCAGGGTGGGCATCTGATCCACTGGCATCTGGATGCCGTGATGCTTTTTCAAAAGCTGTGCCATTGTTGCTGCTGACCCGGGAGTCTGAAGATCATCTAGTTTCATGTGAAATTTTTCCTGTTCTGGTATTTAGCAACCGATATTGAATTTAGGATTTTGCTTTGAATAGGGTATAGGCTAAAAATGCCACTGCGCTGATCAGGGAACCAATAATGGTTATACCCCAACCTATCAGCTGATTATTGCGTTGATCCCCCAGGCCGTTGATCAGCTGTTTGATCTCGCCGATGCTGTGTTCGATGGTGTCCATGCGATCGCCCAGATTTTCCAGCTTGTCCTGTAAATTGGTATAACGTTCAGTACACAATTCAGCATGTGCTTCCAGATTGGTCTTTTCAATTTCTGTAGTGCTCATAAAAAGTCTCCCTTATCCTGCATACCGGTGTGGCAATGTATTATTTATTGCAAACACCGTGTTTATGCCCAGACCCTGGGTAATTATACAGCATTGTGTGAACAGGGCTGTTTCCTTCAGACCAGTGATCAGGGGAACATGCATGCTTTCCAGTTTCAGGGAGCCCACTGGGTCAGTTTTGGTAGCATAGACATCAGCATGATCAGTGGCAAAACTGGTGATCCACACCGTTTGGTTGGATCCATATTGTGTATCAATACCAGCATCAGCAAGTGTATAGTTCTGAATTTTCACTGGGTTTTCCAGCATGATGGGTTGAGCTCTCATGCTGATTATTTGCATCATGACTTCCCAGTTGCGTTGCTGATTTCTGCTCTGATCCCATTCGGCTCGATTCCGGACCAGCTGATCAGCATCATCCAGAAAAGCTGGAATGTCGGCATTGTATACTTTCAACACACCAGTGTTGGTGATATCAAACAGAGTAAACACAGTGACAAACTGCATGTCTCCCGACAGATTATAATTGGGCATGGTTATGCCGTGTTCACGCATGTGAGTATTTACTCAGACAACAAGGGGCCTTGTAAAAAGGCCCCTTGTGATTGTGGTTGTCTAAAAACCTGGTTAGAATGCAGATTCGTCAGCAACAACCGCAGCAGTCAGAATGGCCAGCTTGGTGCGGGTCACGGTCGAGCTGCTCAGGTCCACACTGTCCACTGTGCCCAGAGCCACGATTGCGTTCTGCAGAGTGGTGGCTTCAGCAGCCACAATTGCACCTTCCACAGCAAATGTCTGCTGGGTGTTGGTGTCAGCCAGGGGGCCAGCTGCCACAATGGTGTAAAAACGCTGAATGGTGTTGTACACTGCCTGCAGGGCGCCTTCGGGTCCTTGGCTGCCATTGATAGCATTCACATAATCAACAGTGAAGAAGCTCAGGTCTTTGCTGAGGTTCTCAAAGTTCACAGTCATTGCTGCGGGATTAACTTTTGTTACTTGTGCCATGATAAAATCTCCTTAATAGCTTTACGCTTACAGTTATTTAGCATTCTGAATCAAAAACTGCGGGTTACTTGGGTTTTTTTCTGCGCCCGGCAGATCGTTTTTTGTAGGGTCAGGTTTCTGACAATTTGACTTTGTTCTGAGTTTCTTTCAGTGTTTCCCATTCCAGACCTGTGCGGTATGCTTCAACCCATAACTTTAGTAGCCGGTCAACAGCATATGTGGCAGAAAGTTGAATCAACTGTATCCCAACGTCAATAGCTTGCTGACGAGATTTACTGACTTCAGTTTTGATTACTCTTTCTATTTTTTTAGATTCAGAGGGATCTAAAATTTCTGTCCCAGGTGCCCCTTTCTCCCAGATCTTGAAGAGTCTGTCCCTTACTTGTGCTAATTTTTCATCTACTTTTTCACTTGCGTTGTCTGCAGGTTCAGGAGGTGGAGATGATTTTAACTGAATTGCATTGTATAAAATATTTTGGACCTGTGTATCTGTCAATGTTACGTTGACCGTTATACCTTCATCTTTTATTGCTTGATCTATATGAGGGGTTTTGGCAAAAGTTTTTTTGAACATTTCAGAAGTAAGTATTTTATTTCTTGTTAAGGCTGATTGTGTTAAATCTGTTGATAA